CCTCCTCCTTCGCCTCTTACATGACTACACTCCACATCGATACGCGCAAGGGCTAACCTTAACCAGGTTAGCCCTTTTATCTTAATGATATTAGCTCGGTCCATGTGATGTTTATATACAAGGTTGCGGTAAAATGTATTCCGTCTTGAATGCCGATCAGGCATATCCTGTATATACTATAGATTGGATAAATCTATAAGTCAGTAAGTTTATCGTAATGTCTCCGCTTTCGGCTCGCCAATGCACCCCTCGAGAGGGGAACATCATTGTCCCGAAACGGTTCTAGTACGAGCGAAGTTGGTAACTTTAGTTTTTGGTTTTGGAAGCCTTGGTCACGTGGCGCTCTTTATGGGCGCCATATGGCCGTACTTCCATACCTTCTAAAGCTAGGTTATTCCCTTCCTTAGTACCAGTTATTCAACTGGAGGCCCCATGTCAAATTCTAGTCCCCGCTACCGTGTTGATTTCAAGCAACACGGCACGACAGCTATCTCTTATAACAATGGAGCGGTTAACCTTTCTGAGAATTTTCAGGAATGGGATTCGTATCACTTCATGTCGGATCAAGTTAACCCGATGCGACGTGGTACTCCTCGCATTCGCGAACCAGGGTTCTGTCAACACCTTAAGGTCGATAAGACTTATAGGCTGACTCACTTTGTCTGGACCGCTCCTGATGGTAGCGCGATAGACCAGTCCAATATGGCTGGCTATTATTCGTCTTGGTTCACCTCCCCTGGAGGTCAATCGCCGACGGGTAAAGCTTCAGTCCCGGAGGACCTGGGCTACTCGAATATGTTGGGGGACTTCACGAAGACGTCCCGTTTTAGTAACTTGTGTTTGGAAGCTTGGAATAAATTCCGGACTCAGGTTCCTACTAGTGTTTCTCTCTTGAACTTCATATACGAATTGAAGGACTTCAAGGAACTCGGAAAGAGTCTCTCTAAGATTCCAAAACATCTTAGGGATGGTGACCTAGAAAAACGGCTTATTGGTCCTGTCATTAACCCCAGAACCAGACGGTTCTATTCGGCTGGCAGGATTGGTAAGAGGACAGCGAAAGCTGTGAACGATTCGTACCTCGCTTATCAATTTCAATGGGCACCTTTTGTAGGCGACATTATGAAACTAACTCAGCTTCATGACTTTGTTGCCCGCAAGATAGATTATCTACGCAAGACAAAAGGCAAAGAGGTAACAATCCGCTTTGTTAAAGAAGATTGCTACACTCATCCTCAACTCGGAAGTCCAGTTCATGGATTCTTCGGGGGAGGGTGGTACAATCCGTTCACGCTCACCAAGTATCAATGCAATTTTGTTGCAACCGCTAAGCTTTTTCAGGACTTAGAAGGTCTTGATGATGCTTGGACTGAGCTTCGTGCTACTTCAGCAGCCCTTGGGTTCGGTAACCCTCTTAAGGTGGTTTGGAATGCGATTCCGTATTCCTTTCTCCTCGATTGGGTTGGTCCCTTTGGGTCCTGGCTTGATAAAGCCGCCGTACGACCTTTTACAGGTCGTTGGGATGTGTATGAATGTACTACTTCAGCACATGAGGTTGGTGAGATCGAGTATTCGGTTTCCCGCCCTAGTGGGCCCAACTCACTACCCCGCACCCTTCAAGAGCGCGTGCGTGTTGATAAATATATCCGCTTATGTGGCCTACCGCTTACTCTGGGTGCTGTTGATTTCACCCAGCTAACGTCTGACCAGCAGAAGCTCTTTCTGTCCCTTGGCTTGGCCAGGGTACTTTAACCACTAATGGAGGTTATATGTCACTAGGAGATCCTTTAGTCTTAAAAGACTCGACCGGCACCGACGTCAACTTTGACATTGAACGTACCTTTACCAATAAGGACGGCTCTAATGGAACTGATCGCGTCGATCGTGCCTCAAGTGCTATCGAACCCAGAAAACTTAAGATTTCTCAAATAGTTTCTGGTAAGGGAGCAACTAGAGTGCGTCGGACTTTGATCCAGTACACTAAAACTGTATTGGTTGCCGGCGTTCCAAGCCAGCTGACGGCGAATTTAACACTCGTCTTCCCGCTGAACGGTGCCATCTCGACTACTGATGTTTCAAACGCAATTTGCTGTTTGGCCGACGCAGTATTAACCACGGGGTCGCTAGCCGTTGATACCACAAAAACTAATGCCCTTCTTCAAGGACAGAGTTAATCCTTCACCGGATTCCCATTGTTGGGTATGTGGATTGAAACACAAGGATCGAAGTATTACTTCTACTAGTGACAGACCGAAGAAAGGACAATCATATTATGACCCTTCCTTATTCCCGATATCTCGAACTTTTAGGTGGTTTATTGAGACCACAGTTCGTGAAGCAAGACCCTTCATTGTTATTCTCATCAGAGAAGGATTACGCCTATTGTTCAAGGCGTTTCTCCGCTGAGGGTGCGAAATTCCTAACCGTAGTCTTGCCAGAGTTGCGCAAGGCTGTTGACCTCTCATTCAAAGAGGGCAGATTGGAGATTCCGCGTTCGTTCAAGTCTTGTCCGGATAAGAGCATACCGATGTTTCTGTCCTCGCATTTTGAGCGTATCTATAACATCGACGGGTCCCTCAAGGCCGTGCCTGATCTCCGTGCTATTCAGCACGTCCGTCAGGTTTGTGAAGTCTTCTATAAACTCGAGTTACCTTATAGTTCGGCTCTCCAAGCCGCTACTTTAGATGCCTATGTTAATAACGAGGCATTGGTTTCAGAGTTTGTAGACAAGTTAGAATGCTTGGATATTCACTCTCCTTTAAAAAGGTTGATTGATAATGCCGCCATGCTAGCTTGGAATGTCTTCCAAGATTTTGACCCGAAGGATATTGTCCCTCGTCATGGTCCTGGGGCGTTAGCAACTGGTGAGCGTGGGGAAGTAAAGTGGGGCGGTCCGTCCCGTCTTTACAACTCCATACACCAAGTTTACCCATATTATAGGTATTTTTACTATAGTCTGGGGATGCTGGGCGATCTAAAGGACGAGTACATGGCTTTAACCCGCCTGGAAACAGGTCAGTCTAAAGTTACTCTTGTCCCAAAAGATTCTCGAGGACCGCGCATAATCACCATGGAACCACTAGAATATATGTGGATCCAGCAGGGATTAGGCCGTAAAATGATGAAAAGGCTCGAGAGAGCCAACCCTCTAACACGAGGGCACATCAACTTCACTGACCAATTAGTCAACCAAGCTATTGCTCTAAAATCGTCTAAAGACGAGATGTGGGCTACGCTTGATTTGAAGGACGCCTCGGATCGATTGTCTTTTGAGCTTGTCAAGCGAGTCTTTAGACTCACACCCTCTTTACAGAGGGCCTTGATCGCTGCTCGGACACCTGAAACTGTGCTACCAAATGGTAAGGTAGTGCACCTTAAGAAGTACGCTGGTATGGGGAGTGCACTTTGCTTTCCAGTCGAAGCGTTCGTCTTCTGGGCTCTGTGCGTTTCAGCACTTATAGACCAGCTAGACCTAACGTATAAAGAAGCTTCTCGCCTCGTTTACGTTTACGGTGATGATATTATTGTCCCCAGTGAACTAGCGAGTGTCGTCATAGAAAGCCTTGAATTAGCCGGTTTAACCGTTAATACAGGGAAATCCTATGATAGAGGCCCTTTCCGCGAAAGTTGCGGTGTTGATGCATTTTCTGGTGAAAATGTGACACCGGTTCGTTTCAGGAAATTGCTTCCTGTGGACTCTAAGGACGGTACTTCATTTGCTGCTTGGGTTTCTTACGCTAATGCTTTATTGCGTAAGGGTTATACCGAAGTGGCGGATTCCATTTTCGACTCGCTTGAGAAGCAGTTTGGGAAAATTCCTTTTGGGATTTCTACCTCACCTTTCCCGTGTCGAATTGTGGATAACGCAGCGTGGGCCGAGTCTCGTAATAAAGACCTTCACCTTCGCCTTCGCGTTAGTAGTGATTACCAACGCATCGAGTTTAGGGTTAAGTTCCTTAAATCGAAGGATGTACCTTCGGAACTCGACAGCTGGGCTCGCCTCACCCGGAATTTGATTTCCGGCGCTGGCGATGATCCGTCCA